TGATCTCAGCCATTATTGATACCTAACTATAAATCCAAGAGGTTCTCTACTGAAGTTTGTATTAGCAGGAACTATACTATCAGGACGAGATACATCAATACTCACAATAACTAGTACTGTTGGGACTGCGTTACCACTGACAAGTTCTACTGTTGGTCTATCTAGTAAACCATCCCCTGTTAGATTACTAGGTATGAACAGCGCCGCTGTTCCACCAACTGCACTGACAACGCTAATGTCTAAGTCGGCTGGTTTTTGTCCTTGAGGAGCATCTAAAGTAATATTGCCTAAATTAATCTCACCTAAAGCTTCAACGTATGTGACAGTATCTACTGAATAGTACTTGCAGGTGGTTGTTAATGTCCATGTACTAATATCAATTGGTACAGATGCCGAATCAGTAAAGTTAACACCTATAGTGTATGCTTCGCCAGTATAAATTTCTAGGCATTGCATCTCGGTCCCAGCGAAGGTGATCGATTTAGCGCCTGATAGTAATAAACTCATAGTTTTTTCCTGTTAATGTTGTATTTATTGTCTGTTATCTTTTTAATTCTTGTACTAATAAGAATGCCTGACCAACTTGTATCTGGGCTCCATTCATATTACCAACAACTAGATAATAAGTTGTTTCTTGCCCTTGAACATACTGAGTATCAACAATTGTGGTACTGAATATCTGTCCGTTTGTTATTTGTGCTTCTACTGGAGGCAATGTGACATTAGCTACTGCTGGATGACTACCAAAGAATGTTAATCTTGTTAAGTCATAACTTTCAGCAGGTGCATTGGTTACTACAATGCTAAAGCTAATCGTGCCATTAGAAGAGTTTAAGATGACTGCTTGTCCACCTATATTAAATGTATTCCATTCAGTTGAATGATCAATTGAAATTAGATTTCTATCAGTCAATGCTGATTGTACTTGTACCCAATCAGCGGCATCTGTAGGATCGCCAGAGTTGACTAATATAACTCCTTCTTGTCCGACTGCAATCCACTTGCTGTTACCGTAAGCAATGCCGTTCAATGTTTGTGCTACTGGACTTGCTACTTGAGTCCAAGAGTCACCGTCATCTGTACTGACTTGAATCATACCAAACTGACCTACTGCTACCCATGTAGCACCTACAGCCCCTTGTGCTGACCCATCTCCAGCAACATCATACAAGTCTGTTAGAACAGGAGCACCAGTTATCAGTGTTATGGGCTTTGATGTCCAAACTGGAGGAGTTGCTGGTGTATAACTAAGTAAATCGCGCACTGATCTTACCATAGTACCTGTTCCACCACATGCTATAAGCGTATATTGACTACCTGCATCTAAAGCATTAGACCAGATAGCGAACAATGGTTGTAATGTTCCTGCTGACTCAAAATATCTGTTTGTGCTTGTAGCTTGACCAAAAAACGTCCTAGTGTAAACAAGTTGTCCAGCGTTTGTAACAGCATACCCGTCATATACGTTACTAGCTCTTGCCATGCCCTCGCTACCTGTATCAGGTGCAAAACATGCTCCGTTAAACGCTAATATTCTGATTGGAGATGCGCCACCATCGTTGTATGCAAGATTTTCATTCAATCTTAATTGATCTGCCGCTCCACCAACTACTTCTTGCTCACCATACCCATATGCGCCTGCACTACTGTACTGTTGTGTTGGACCAAAGTTATCTCCTCGATAGTCTGAATCGGCAGTCCCTACGCCAGTCCATCTGTTAATTGCGCCTGTAAATGTTTGTTGTGTTGCACTAATAGAAGTAGGGAATGTAACAAATGTTGCTCCGCCATCAGTACTGTAGAGTTCTACACCACCATAACCATATGCATGTATTGTTTGTGTACCTGCGTAAGTGGCATCAGTAAAATAACTATGCCTCATTACGTTGAAGCCTCGATCAAAGAATGTACTTGCGCCTGACTTCCATACTTCAATACAGTTGTATTCAGGGTCTATGGCAGAATACAACTGAGCAGTAACACCAACTGTTATTCTACTACCCTCACTGTATTCTACGTTCGCACTACCTTCTGGATCTGTTGTTGGGATAATAGACGCTCCGCCTGCAGGGTAGATCGCACGAGTATCGTCTGGCCATGTAGGTGTTGCTGACGGCCAGTTGTAAAAAGGAACTGATTCGTACACTACTGGAGCTGTTGTGCTTCGTGCTTGTGTAACAGAACCAATAACTAACATACTTGTAGTTACAACATTTGCGGCAACTGTGCCTGCTGTAACTGCGTTTGCAGAGATGTCCCCTGCTACAATTGAGTTTGCCGCCAAAGCTCCTGCTGTAACTGCGTTTGCAGAGATGTCCCCTGCTACAATTGAGTTTGCCGCTAAAGATCCTGCTGTAACTGCGCCTACGGCTATTGTACCTGCAACTACTGCGTTTGCCGCTATTGTGCCTGCTGTAACTGCGCCTACGTCTATTGTACCTGCTGTGATAGCGTTTGCCGCTATCGTGCCTGCTGTAATAGCTAAAGCATCAATTGTACCTGCAATTACTGAGTTTGCTTGTAAACTATATGCTGAAATTGCGTTTACTGAGATATCACCAAAGACTACAGCATTAGCGCCTAACTTACCGCCAACAACTGCACCGTTTGCAATTGCATTTGATGTGACTGAGTTAGGACCGAGTTGTCCTGGCCCTATACCGAAGAATTCAGCGATTAAACCTGTGTTGCTTAGATCAACAACAGGAGCAGTACTTACTGTGAAATGTGTGCTGTTCGCAACATTAGTAATGTAAGTATTTGGCGAAAGTTCACCTATGCCTGATGATATAAACAGATTTCCACCTGGATATACATTGACATAAGCATTACCTGCATCTGTAAAGAATAAACTACCTGTGTTATTCACATTAGCAACTGTAACTTCGTAATATGAGGTGATATCTGAGCCTAACCACTGAATAAGATTACTTGAAGGACTTCTTACTCCAACAAAATTATTCCTAGCTGTAACAGACCAATAATAGTCTCCAACTGGCAACTCATTGCTTTCTGTAACAACAACAGTGCCGTCTGCATATGGGTTGCCTGATGATTGTGCCGTTGTTCTGTATAATTGATGCGTAGATGAGTCAGCATCTGTACCATAATTAAAATCTATATATTTGACGATACCATCACTTGGTGTTACTGCTGTAACTCTAATTGCACTTAATGATGATTCTGAAATGATGTCAGCAACAGGTGCCGCTGGTGTGTCAATAATGTTAGGATCATTTAATCCAGTGTTTTCAGCTGGTACGAAGTCACTTAACGCATTATCTGTATAAATTGTTGCGTTGTATTCGAATGCTGTTATTTTAGCATACAAAGTGTAATCAGCATCTTGTAATTCTTGTACTTGTGAAACTCTAAACAGTTTATCAGTCCAACCATAGTCAGCTAATGTGATTCTGATCACATCTCCTGCTTGAATCTGTATGCCTGAATAATCTGTCTGAAAACTAACGACTAAATCTTCACGCGACTGTAATAGTTTACGTACACCTAAATAAGCCGCTTGAATGTAGTTGTTTACTTGAGGGAATTCAACATCAAGTTTATTGTCTGGTTCGTTAGGACTCAATAATTCTGGCGCATACCAATCAGTGCCAGGCTCAGTAAAATCAAAGAGTTGGAAGTCTGTCTGATCTCTAATATCTTTGTTTGGATAAGAGACTTGCATACTGTTGTATGACGCATTAAGATCGATTGGATTGACTTGTATTCCGCCGACTAAGTTAGAACTAGTGTCATTGTATTCGCTTGTTACATGATATAAATCTGCTTCTAAGCCATCAAACGGCTTATTAATGACGATTCTCCACTTATCTTCAATATCACTGTATTGTAGCCACGAATCACAAGCATCAGCTATTTCTTGTAAATTAGTTAAGCAGTTGTTTGCTAAGTTAACGGGTCCATTGACTCTATAACGCGCCTGAGTCGCTGCCACTCCGTTTACATCAGTGTATGTGATAAGTTCATCAGAATAAGTATTTAAAGCTGTTAGGGACGCTGTATCGATGTTGTCGAGGGGTACAGCACAACCATATACGGTGTTTTGTAAGTAATCTAAGAATACATCTCCTGGCTTAACGATTGAGTTTGTTAACTCAACATCTATTGTACCTAATCCTACAGTATCAGCATCAGCATTGTACTCAACTTTAGCGATAAAGAAACAAGTGTTAGTCATTGCCGCACTTTGCCCATTTGACGTATAAAGTGCGCTATCCCATCTTAAATTTGCAGGTATCTGAGCATCAGACAGTATCTGAATCGCAGTTTGTCCACCTGTGTTTGTACCAGAAGAACTTCCATTAGGGAATTTGTAAATCTGGATCTTCCCAGACATCTTACTATCGATTTGACCAGCATTGTTAGTCATACTCGTTACATTTGATGATGTACTACCAATACCGTTTATTTTATTGCCATTCCAGTACATATCGCCGAATGTATAACTACCACTTGCAGATACTTCAGACAATGAACACACATACCACATTGTTTTTTGATCTATTGATATTTTTGCGTCTGTTATAACTGGACTGACGTATGCTGTACCATAAACGAGGGGTAAGATGTTATCAGTCGCTGGTGGTAACTGTACTCTTGCTCCAGCATCGTTTTGACCCATGCCGCTCATAGCACGATTAGTCAGAAGTTTGCTTATACCAAAAACCAGTACTGCTTTGACTGCGAAAGCCGCTATCGTTGGTCCAGCTAGCCAAGCGACAAATGTTACAATTGCGGCGATTACCTGTGGCATTCTATTCTCCCCTTAACCAGCATTTTTCGTCCATTGTATAGCCGAACTTGCTAAAATCTGTGTCAAATAATGGTTCAGATGCTGTCAATACGCCATAGCGTATGCGACCTTCTTCCATGTACTCGTCTGTTTTGTCTTCGTATGCTTTCATTAACTTATAGCCTGATGTTTTTCTAAATCCTTCTTCAACCCATAGAACTATTTGCGTCATAATTAAAATATGAGGGGCAAAGAAATGAGGAGTGATTATTCCTGCGGCCATTCCATGCAGTTTCTTTGTTTCTTTGTTTTCAACAACTAATATTGTGCCTGCTCCTGCTAAAATCGTTGAAAAAATCTTATTTAAATGATCATGGTCTAACTTTTCAAAGTTATAACGCATAATATGTTCGCTAGATGCAAGTTTTTCTATTAATTCAATAAAATAAGGTAAATCGTATTTGTTGGCCTCTCTTATTATCATGCGCTTTGACGACCTGGACCTTCACGACCAGGACCACGACCAGGACCAACACCACCACCAGATGTACCTATAGTAACTTTCTTACCGAAGTCAAATGCTTGTGTAGCGATTGAGTAAACGTTTACCATTGAACTATCTGTTGGATTAAAGAATTCCCAACTACTTTTGTTTGTTCTTCTACCTGCATTTCTATTTGCGAGTACTGATTTATAATTACTTGCGTTAACAGATACAGTAAACATATCGTCAAGTCCTTGACGATCTTCTGAGACATTGTAACTTGTAATAATACCAGTAAAGCGTTTTGCTGTGCTTGTAAGAGCACCAGCATCATCGAAGAAACCACGAGTAATTTCTAATTTACTACCACGAATTTTAGTTCCTAAAACAATAGCAATGTTTGTTCCGTCAATTCCACTCAATACGACTGTAGTATCAGCACTTGTAACACGAAGGTCTTTTTGTTGTGAACCAACACCAAGTAATCCACCAATAGCAGAATAATTTTGACCATCTATTTCAAAATCTCTGTATGCTGACGATGCAGTTATAATTGTTGTATCGGTTGGGTCTGTGAAGTCGTTGTAAATTGTTACTTTTACAAACTCCGCAGTATTAATCTGTGGAGGACTACCTGCTACTGCTGGGATATTATCCATTAACTTGTTCCTATGTATTCATATAACTGAAAAGGGTCTGACCATTCAATCAATGCATTGCCGACTATAGTGCCGCCTACTGATCTTTGTGCGCCACCAACTATTAATTTGTATACTGGCATGTTCGGACAAAATAGTCTAAAGATACAGTTGTTTCCTGCAAGTATATTTAATCCCTCCCATGGTGGTGGATCCAAATTACTAGGGTTTGAAAGTATGTTTGGTCTGTGTGTAGTAACAGTTACTGTCGCTCCTACACCTCTAGTAACTTGTGTAGTCGAAGTAAATGGATAAGGATATCCTGCTATCTGAATCAGATCATTAGGCTCAAACAATACTCTGGATGCTACAACTGCTGGCAGGCCGCCTAATATTAGCTGATTCGTTACAAAACTCGTAACTGTCAATGCATTAAGTTGTGATAATGCCAAGGTTCCTTGATATCTATAAATCCAATTGAGACATGCGTTGTTTGAGAATGTAACATCTTCGTATCCAGTACGATCTAGTGTGTCAACTGATTCCATTAATGTTCTTGCATTATTATACTGAAATGAGGTAGGCATATCTAGTTCCATTGTCCATGGATTCTTTGTAGGTGTAGTAGATACACGAGGTATCTGATTTCGTGTAATTTGCATACCAACAACTTTTCTACGATTGATTGTCATGCCGTTGCAGTTATCTATAATTGTTTGTATGGCAGCCATTGCTTATACTCCGTAAGATGTTTCTTTTCTTGCATATTCAACTGTGCCCAGTAATGCTTGACGATTCTCTGCGAATACTTGTTGAACAGATTTAGAATCTAATGCATTGATATTGTTTGTTATGTAATTGTTTGTTACAGGTGCTGATTGAGCCGCTCGTTGGCTTCCGCCACTTTGTCCTTGATCTAACTTATGATTAGGTATAATCTTTCCTGCGCCTTGAGGAACAAATAACTCAGGGCCTTTCTCGCCGATAATGTATGGATGACCACCTTTCACTGGCCCTCCTGTTGCCATGCCTGGGATAGGAATGCCCATAGCAGTTAATCCAGCAGTAATAGCTTTAAAGACATATGCTTTGATAATCATTTTTGCTAAGTCTTTTAGAATGCTCTTTGCTAAGTCACCAAATGATGCTTTACCATTGTCTACCATATCATCAATAGCTGAACCGATGTGTCCCCAAGTCATTGTGATAGCATCTGATGCCATTTGAAAAGGCTCCATACTAGCTTTGATTTGCTCAAATGCTGATACCGCACCTGCTACACCAGAGTTTTCTAATTGTTTTTGAATGGCGGCTTCAGTCATCATAGCATCTATTTTTGCTTGACTTAATAAAGCACTGTCCTTAATTTTCTGTTGAATAGAATCAATCTCAGCCTTATCATTAGCGGCTTGGGCAGTTTTAAGTTGCTCTTGTAATGCTATTGTAGTTTGCGCACTTTCTAATCTTAATGCTTTTATAACAACAAGTTGGTCATATTCTTCTTGGCTCATTTCGCCAGTCAAAACTTTAAGGCTTTCCACTTGTTTGAAATTAGCTAGTCCAAGAATGACTGCTCTTTGAACACTAGCTAGTTGTTTTCTCTGTTCTTCAGTAACTGCTTTTTCTGTTTGAAGTCTATCAAATACTGCTTTGTTTAATTCTTTTGATACTTCCATATTAGCTTTAATAGCATCTTGTTGGGCTTTATAAAGTACTACTTGTTCAGCAGATGTAGATGTCTTCTTTTCAATTTCTTGGTTGATCAAAGCCTCTATGGCTGCTATTTCTGATTTTGCTGTGGCTTCTGCTGTTAAATTAGCTTTCTGAAGATTTGCGTAATTAGTTTCTACGCCAATTAAATCAATAGATAACTGCAACGCGGCTTTAGCTTTTGCTAAATTTACATTAGAAGTTTCAATACGATCTTTCGCCATTTGTAGGGCAAGGGCGTCTGTGCCTGCTTGAATCTCTTTTTGTTTTGTTATTGCTTTTTGTGCTTCAACATCACCGTCGGTTTCTTTATTTAATTCTTTTGCTGAATCCGCCGCCCCATTCATGGCCTTATCTAAGCCAATAACTGCCGCTGTCGCGGCCAAAGCCGCCGCCGCAAGTACTGGGATTCCAACCCCTGTAAAGGCTAATAAGGCTGCCTGTGCTACAGCCGCGGCTCTTGTTGCTATGCTTAATAATTTAAATGCTTGAGCCATTTTTATTATGTTTGCAACAAGGGCGGCGGCTCCTACAGCGGCAACTAGGCCGCCTAATACTTTTATAGTTGTTTGTGTCCCTTTTGCTTTTAGATCAAAGTCTGCTAGGGCTTGAATGACAGGTTCAAATACTCTTAACGAAATAATTTGTAATTGTCTGAATGCTCGTTCTAAACTATCTGCCGCGGCTGCACCCACTTCTAGTAAACGTGCGGCTTCTTTTGATTCTTTACCGTTCTTCTTAAGTTCTTCTTGGAATGTTGAAAAGTTTAAATCTCTGGCTGACTTACCAAACAATTTCATAGACGTAGCAGTTTGTTCTGCGCCGGCGGCCATCTCTGCCAGGCCATCTACTGCTTTATTAAATAAGTCTTGATCTGATAAAGTTGCTAAGTCATCTAATGTTATACCTACTTTAGCAAAGTCGTCTTGCATGTCTTGCGAACCCTTCGCAGCCATGTCTTGTGCTAATGCAAATTTACCTAAAAACTTAGCGGCATCGTCAAATGCAATACCTGATTGTTCTGCGGCTAATCCTATTTGATAGAATTGGTCAACTGCAATTCCTAAACCGTTAGCTGAATCAACAACTGCATCTGCCATTCTAAATGCAGATACGCCGATAGCGGCAAAAGCCGCGCCTGCGACTGCGCCGAATGCAAGTATTGATTTACCTGCTTTGTTTAATCCACCTTCTAAAGATCCAATATCTTTGGAAAGACCTTTTACTTTCTGGTCTCCGGTAACATCAACCTTAATCTTATATAAGTCTACTGTTGCCATTAGATTACTACTCCTGTTTGTTTATAAACATAGGCCCTAATGAATTCAATCGTAGGTTCTGACATTCCTTTAGGAGCTTGATTACTATGCCCTTCTTCTAGTTTAGTAGCATAGGGATAATCAGCAACAATTTCGTTCCCTTGAAGTTTAGTATTGCGTCTTGCATTACCTCTATTAGTGGGGGTAACCGAAACAAATTTGGCGTATCCGACTTTGGCTAACTTGTTGTCATTCAAAGTTTGTAGTACCACATTTAATTGTTTCGATATATTACTCATGTTTTATACCATTGCCAGTAATTCTGTGTCAGTTAAAGCAAACACGGATGGATCAACAAGACCCTTAGATTTAGATTGTTCATATCTGTCAAATGTAGCAAGTACATCAGTAATCATCAAGTCGTAAGTGGTTGCCTTTTTTGCAACTTCACTAGGAAGCATGCCGTACCGTTCAGCCATGCGACCTATAGTTATCATTTTGTTCGTTTGCCAGCTTTTCGGGTTGATGTCTTGCTTTGTGACTTTCCCAAGATTTCACCTAAACTATTGATTACGGCCGCCGCAATATCTATTGGTAAATCTTCGTCCTCTTTAATAGCCGGTTGTCCGTCTTTGTCTAAAATCATTTGAATCATTAATTTGCCTAAGCTATCATATTCACCCGATTGTCTTGCATTAAAGAAATCGAAATATGTAGACATGCCTACAATATCATATGTGTGAAAAGTAATGACTTCTCCATACTTTTCTACTAGGTCTTTTTCGTCTAATTTGATTTCAATAAGTTTGGGTTTTTGTGCGTATTCTGTAATATTCATTTGTTACTCTCCTGAGTGATTTGTTAATACTGTATTTAGTCTTTGCCACAGAGGCTTTCTAGTAGCTGGTTTAACAGTGCTAGTCTAAATTGTTGTTTTGCTTTAAGTTGCCTGATAGTAGATTGTATATTATCGAGCATTGGCATCATCTTCGCTTCGTCGGCGATTAGTGATCTGAGTTTTTCATCGTCTGATTTCAACCAGACGCTATTCGAATCGTTCATTTGTTCTCCGTGAGTAATTTATTAAAAAGCAGAGACACTATTCCTAGTGCCTCTACGTTCTGTCTTCCAGCTAGGTTGAAACGTTAATTAAACGTTTTCGCCTGTTGTAAACGATCCTGTAACTGCGATAGCTAATGGTGAAATCCACACTGGGGCGTCAGGGGTTACAGTCGGGGATACATCAGTGATATATCCTGTTCCTTGATACCAAAATGAGCCGGCTGTGTCGATAGGTCCGTTAAGACTTACGACAAATTGGACAGCAACTTTATTACTCGCTACTCCATTCACACCGTATTCAGGTGCACTTGGTCCAGTTCCATTAGATCCGAAAAACTTAGTGCCGTCAATAACCATGTTTGTTGCAACAGAGTTGTCTGCGGGTGTTGTAAGTTTATTCATATCCGTGTTACAAAAATCAACCCAAGAATAAATTCCTGTGCTGTTATTGATCGTTATGTCACTCAAACATGTTACATCTAACGGTGCCACGAGGGGTACCAAGTTAGTGTAAGTGGTAAGATCAGTACTCAAATATATATGAGGCTGACTACCAGTTGTGTTTACTTCTATTCGTGCCATGATTGTTCTCCTTTAAGATATGTAGGCATTATTAAATTCAAGTCTTGTTAAATTAAATGTATAGGTATGTATTTCGCTTCTGTTACCAATAGTGATACTTCTACTAAATTCCACTGATGTATAACCATCAAAGAAATTAAGATTACCAGCTAAGTTATTAATTGCGGCCTGTATCGTACTCGATTGTGGGTCGTTCTGAAATGATATGTACATAATGTTAAAAACATCAATCGCATCATACATAGTACCACACTGTTGTACTGCTAATGTATTCACAGTACGAGTATTGTCAGTCACATCACCAACGTACAATCCGTATGCTACAGTATCATCTTCTGCTGGATAAACACTAGACACTTCTATGATTGGTGTCTGTAGTCTCGCAACGTCCATAAGATATGCAACAACATCTGCTTTGTTGACTAGTGGTAATGCCATTTAGAACCATCTCCTGTTATTGTTGAAATAGTCTGGATCAGATGTCCAGTTTTCTTCCAACTTAGTCGTTGGTCCGTCAGGTCTATTCTGACTCAGATCGTAAAAATTCATTAACTGTAGTGCTTTCTGCCATTCAGCTTCATATCTTTCTAAAGCGTGACCATAATTAGCGGCATCAACAGAATTGACGTTGCTAGTATCAGACACAATACTTTCATAGAAAACTTTCGTCGCCATAAAAGTATCTAATCTGATTAATGTTTGATCACTCTTAATTAGAAGAGATGGATTGAATGCAGAAACGATTGCACCACCGGGTAAATTAGCGTAATATGTCGCACCAGTTACAGTATCACAATACGTGGGCCACCAACCAAACTCAAGTTTATACAAGATTTCTTGTGACCCTACTTTAAAGTAAGTGTCCCAGTCTATTTGCATTTGAGCCGCTCGGCGTTCTGCCGCAGGATCATAAAATATGATGTCTGCGACTGTGGCATTTGATATTCTCTGATATGGTACTGACATATTATCTTCCTATACTGTTAAGTTTAATTACCCTTGAGATATGTTAATTGCGCCGCCACGTCTACGATCAGCAACTCCAGCACCCATATAAGCTAGACCAGTTAACCACATTTGCAGTCCGCCTGGCTTTTCGCCCATTTTCACTTGAAGTCCTTCTTTTAGAACTGTGAATAATGCTGTTTCATGGAAGTACGCTCCTACCATTACTGCTACAGCTCCGCCATTAACGTTACCGTTAGTTGGAGTAGCTCCACCAGCATCTGCAACAACATTCGCTAAGAAGTTACTGAAGATAATTGCACAACCATATAGGTTAGTCAATCGGCCAGTAGCAAGTAATTCTTCACCAAGTGAAGTAATTGCTGAACCACCTGAGTTTGCGGCAGTAGTAACAGCTCCACCAGACAATTCGCCTAATGCTCTGATCATTGAAGATCCACTGTTTACTGTTGCGCCTACGCCTGTTGAAATACCGTTTGAGTCTAAGACTACAATTGGTCTTCCTGGAAGTTTTGCAACTGTGTAGTTCTGTCTTACATTTCTAACAAGTCCTAAAACTGTGTTTGAAATAAAGCCAGCAGTACCACCTGCGACAGCTCCGCCGTCTACTTGAAGTTCTTGAGCACCTAATTCAACCATTTGGTTAAAACCATCTGCGCCTACAACAACAGTATTACCCGGTGAGTTTTTGAAACCAGTAGTTCCAAGAGCCGCTCCGCCTGTTTGTACGAATGCCGCACATACACGTTGATCAACTTTCTCGCCATATGATCCACCTAGTTCTTCACCGATAGTAGCGGCTAGTTCGAACGATGTAGTCCATGCGTAGAATACGTCGAATGCAGTTGCTGCCACAGCAGGTGTAGCTTGGATAGAACGCTGTGCTATTGCTGGAGTTTGCTCGAAAGCCGCTCCTGCGTTTGCAGTTGGAGGTCCAGCTTGAAAGCCGTTTCCTAATGCCGTTCCAACACCACCTTGATAAGCTCCAGGTGTGTAGTCTTGATAAGTGATAGCGCCGAAGTTTGGAACTAAGTAGGTATCACCTTGGTTTGGGCTAACGACTCTCGTGAAGTCTACTAGTCCGTTTGATTCATGCATTGCTTCCAATGCAAAGTTTGCGATTGCTGTCGTGAAGCCGTTGGCTTCTTGATTTAAACCGTTTAGTACATATGCCATGATTAATCTCCTTTAATAAATTATAGTTGGCTAAAACAAATTATGATCTGTTTGGACTTGAGTCAGTTACAGTTACTTTTCCAACGCCTCTTAAACCTGTCCCTTTACCTAGAGCATTACGAGTCTTCCACGCTTTAAAAGCGGCTGGGTCTCGCGAATAATCTGGCATAGCTTCTGATTCTGCGCCTGCAAATGTATTCTGACCTGGTCTTAATCCAGATCCTGATGGAGTAGCTGATGATTGCTTAAGTAACTTTGGGTTACCCTTTGCAACTTCTTCAACTAGATCCTTTAAGTTAAGTAGTTCGCCGTCTTGACCATAACGTTCTTGACCTTTCTGATTTACAATACTGTAAGTGTTGTCTTCATTCCAACGAATGTTTGACTTGACTTTTTGCATTGCATAATCAGACAACTCAGAATCAAATCGGTCTCCCATTGATTGCAGGATATCAGAATCAAGTTCTTTACCTTTCAGTGCTGTCTCTTTAATAGCCAATACTGATTGTAATTTTTGAAACTGTTCTTGCAAGTCATTGTTCGATACACGATTAGCTTGTCGTGGTTGACTTTGATCTACTGACTGTGCGTTGTCACCGTGCTGTGATTGTGCAGTAGACTTAGCAATAAACGCAACTGCATCTTCAACTGACCCTAAGGTCTGTCCTGATGCTTTACTCAATGCATTTAAAATACCTTGAGTCTGTGATTTGCGAATCGCGCTTGGGTTAACTTTATTTTCACTTGAAGTGTTTTCAGCATCGACATTATTGTCCATACCAACTGCACCTTCTTGCAGGGCTTGTTCGTTGCCACCGATATCATTATCAATCATTAATTTCTCCTATTTTACGTAATAAACGATTTATTAATTCATACATCTTTAACGACCTGTATTTAATGCGTTCAACTGTACTGCTACTGCTTGTGTTGTCTCATACGAAACACCAGTATTAACAATATTGACGCCTGGTCCACTCGAAGCAGTTCCATTTAATAGACCTGTTTCATCATCACTTGATTCTGAGCCGTCATAATCTTCTGCAACCTCTCGGTCTGAAGGGATTTGCGACATTAAATCTCGTGATAAAACTTGCTCGTTTTCTTTAGTCATCAATGCTTTTACAGCAGGATCTTGAATAGTTTCTATAAACGCTTGTTCATATTGTCCTACTGATTCAGCTGGTGCTAAAATACCAATAACATCTTTTGTGATCATCGCATCTACCATACTATTCTCTGGCACGAGTGTCTTAGCTTCTTTGTATACTGCGATTCTGTAATTTGTGTCGTGTGCTTCATAGTCAGTTGCATAGACAACTTCTCCTGCCCAACGCATGTTCATTAAACGTGCTGAGTATGTGAAGATGAGTTCTTCTGTAACTTCCATAAGCCTTGCTTTTGCTTTTGCAATTCTATGAAGTGTTTTGCGTTCTTCGATAATAGCTACGCCTGATGCAATATTATGTCTGCTCTGACGTAAGCCTCCTAGTCCTGTTAGATTCTCTATTTGATCTAAGATTTGTTTTTGTTTCTCCATGATCTTAGTAACATCGCCTGTATCTACAGGGATAGTTTCTATTTGACCTTGACTTGCTCTAACGATAGAACCAGCTTGTGCAGGGACTGATATTCCTTTTTCTGCTCTAATAATAGTTTTAGCAAACTGAATAGATGTATAAGCTTCACATTCTAACTTGTAATACTCGCGCATCGCATCTGATGCTGAATCAATGTCTGATATGCCGACATCCATTCTTCGAGGATCTCTTTTGCCATATGAGATAAATCCTGGGATACCCATGCCGTCTGGATATGTTCCTTGAGCAACAACCTCTGCTTCTGTATCAGCATTATCGCCTTTATGTAGTTTATAGTTTGTCCAGTATGATGGATAGTCGGAACCACCTAAGTTATAGCATTTGAAATACATATGCTCTTCATCTTCGTCTTCTAGTACTTTAACGTAACGCAAGACAGGCGCTCCACCATAGAAATCAAAGTCCCAATCAGTTACTGCTAAAGGGTTGAGTGATACTGTGTATGGTCTTCCTAGATTGCCTTCTGATTCTAAAGGCATGTCAACAAATACCCAACAATGACCGTAGATAGATGTAAGATCACCTACGTTCTCCATGAAGCCGTTCATTGATCTGTTCTGTAAATCAGCGTCTAGCAACATAAGTTGTGACCACTCAATGTTGCCTGGATCGATCATTACGCCTTGAGGCGTACAAAACTTAAGATCGCGTTTAATGCCAGGCTCAAAAACAACATCATTGATTGTGTCAACGATATATCTGCACATAGGCTGTGCAACTGTATTCTCGATTAGATCAGCGTATATATTTGAGTCTTCTGACGGACGCTTTTTGCGTACATATTTTTTGAAAGGGTAACCACCAAGATATGCATTTTGATATGCCAGCATCTGTGGATAGATGGCATCATACATAGGGTGACGATTAAGTAAGTCTTTATACTTCATTAAGTGATCCTATTAATATTGTTATTTATATATTCAACATTCTATTTATATTATTTTGTCGGTTTATGTTTGCAGTTGTCATTGTGCCAACGCTTGATTAATCCTGGAGCAGTATACATATCGCAATGCTTGCATTTCTCACTAGCGTTTTCTCCAAAGTAATTAGATCGACCTTTGTTCATCATGTCCATTGTCTTGTCTTTATATGAACCTACAAACAAATGATCTGGGTTGCAACACTTTCTGTTATCGCATGTATGCAATACGCATTGATTTTTAGGTATGCGGCCTTTCGAAACTTCATATGATACTCGGTGTGTTGTTCTCATTCCACCATGTTCTATATCTTTAATCATGCCGTAGCCGATGTTGTTGGTACCACCCCGCCATTCCCAGCAATCTGTAATTCTGTTTGGAACGCATTTTCTATATAATCGTACATCTATTGGTGTTGTTGGTCTTGACATTTTATTTCCCCTCGTTTATTAACTTGTCATGATTCTCTTCAAGTTCTCGTATACGCTCTAAGCATTTAAAGAGTCTAATAATCTTTTTACTAAATGATATGCTACCGCCTAGTCTATTGTATTCATGTAACAGTGCAATCAATTGGTCTTGGTAATGATCGTGCGTAGCTTTGTGTCTCTTGTATTCCTCTCCCTGAGAAAGACTATAAACAATTCTACTGTGGCGTCTCATGCTGTCTTCCAGTTCTGGGAAACTCTTGAAATTACTGTCAGTGGTGTTGAATTCATGTATCTTCATATTGTATTTATCCCTAAGGTTAAATTAATTAAATAAAATATAGTGTTACCATATAACGTGATCAACCTCTGTATCTCCTTTTCCCATTATTTCGTCCCATGTAGGTCCACCTTCATACAAAGGTGACACTGGCTTATGTTCTTTGCCTGGCTCATAGAACGATTGCAATCTGTTATCCATACCAACAAACTCTGCTCCGCCCCAACTGTCATGCTGTATAGGGAATAAATGATGTATACCATATCTGATAGAATCGCCTAAGCCATCGATGTGTGCGTATTTTGCATCAGTGTACTTGACTAACTTCTTACGAGTACCATCAACAAAGTGAAACGATTGCATTGCTTCTATAAGGGGCGTATCAGACGGACTGATAACAAGTCCTCCACGATTAATGAATGCGTTAGATGAGTTGTCTGTGTCTGATATGAGAGGGTTGGATTTCTTGTTGTTGATAATAGTAAAGCCATATTTCTCAAGTATTACTCGGTCTGTTACGCCGAACGTCGAGGTAGTATCTCTGTTTGTTTGTGCACCAGACATATCAATTATCGAAAAGATGCGTCTTCTAGGATAGTCATTACGTATCAATCGTGCTATCTGTTCTGTACCACAATCTTTAATAGCATACGATTGTAATATCTCCATCGTACCTTTACTGTTGTTAGGGTTGCTTACTTGTGCAACTACAGCACACATAACTCTTTTGTTAAAGTCATGAAAAGTATAGATGTCACCCTGTCTATCGAATACATCTCTGCAATGTATTGCGCGATCAAACGTATAGAAGAACTGGTCAGTCACACTTTCCCAAGAACAGTTATAGTCTTGCGCAAACTTTAATGGGCTTAATATTCTTTTCTGTTCTTCGATGAAGTCTAAATTACCACTACGCATTTGCTTATAGTCAAAATGTCTCACCACGTATCTGTTAGGATTTTGTTGAGCTAATCTGAATAGATCATACAACGGACCATTGCCATTAGGTGTAGATATAACAATCAATCGTCCTTGTGTGTCAGGCGAACCTACTCTAGGTCGTAATCTGTTTGTTATTTCTTGAAGAGTATCTTGTGAATACAATGATGCTTCATCTGCTATCCACATACCTACGTTTAGACCACGTAGATTCTCTTTCATCTCAGCAGACTTACAGCGTATGTATACACCATTCTTAAATTTGATTGTTAACTCAGAGTTGTTAATGTCTTTACCATCAATCAATCCGAAGTTAGCCATACACGACTTCTTCAAGTCTTCCCAGATCAATGACTTAATCATAGATCCAGTTGGCGCACTATAGATGATATCTTTTCCTTTGTGATATTGTTCATCTGTAGCAAAGATAGGCAACGCGATTGCGGCAAGGAATGTTTTACCACTTCCTACTGGGACGATATCTATACAGTGCTTATCAGATTGTAACCAATCTTGCATTACAGTCTGTTGCTCACCATATAAAGTGATGTCTATATCATTTGCTGTCGGCATCAACCACTCTCAGAAGCGGTAATTCTGTCCACTCAGGCAACTCTGCTTGTTGAAACTTAAAGTTGTTTACGAGTGATTGGCCCAAAGAATGGATATCCATCTCGTGCTTATCAGCCACGACTTTTGATAGTATCATCTTTTCATATTGAATACGTGCAGAAGTATCACAAGCAATAATACTTGCATGATATCCTTCTGCTAGACATTGTTCAAATGGTTTCCCCAACTGAAGCGAAATCTGTCTCAATATCTTTTCGCTAGTTACTTTAGTACGTTTACTACCAGCTGGTAACTTGCCGCCCTTATAAGGCTTCTTTACGTCTGACATTCTTTTTCTCCTTTACCGGTCTTAAACCATCTAGTCTTCGCTTTAGTGTAGTAATCACATTAGGATATAATGTATGATTTCTTTTCTTCACATATGCATATAACCGCCTAGATAGTTCTTTTACTTCTTCATATGTCAGTGTTGTGTTATCAACAAAGTTACATATCTTGCTCACGCAGGATTCACAGCAGGTGTGCTTCTGCATCATTTCAATATCGTATTCTCTCAACATTCTAATTTACCTCTATAATTTGGTACATACTGAGATGCTTTTCATCTCGTTCAGTCATAACTTACCTTTATATGTCAGAAGCGCAATGCTTGTAATTCCACGAGCAATCAACACTTTCTTAATCAACATCAATTTAGACTCATCCAAACTTAACGAAAACTCAGGTCGAATTATCAATGCGTTATGCATCGATATCAATTCAGCAGGAGTCTTGCTATACATACACCTTCTCGTAATCTGTTTCTAAATCTTCAGGGTCTAATCCATCATAAACCACCCCAGAAGCTTTACACTTGTATTTAAGTTTACCATAAACTGTCATTAACTTGGCATTGTGTTGCATCCACGATTCACGCATCAAACAATAACGTTCATTACCAAGGATCAACTTAAACTGCATCTCACAATCACCAACACTCATGTTAGTATCAAATTCTCCATTCTCTAATGTCCACATAAAATCCATACACTTATCTAATTCAATAGGATTCATATAGGGAGACAACTCGGTTACCATTCTATTCATAATCTTATGAACAGATTGCTTCATCCATGGTCGGTCTACTATTCCTTTCAATCGTTCATTCGCTATTTTCATGATTCTCCTAATGCATCAGCGGCTTCTTTCGCCATGTGAGTGCGTAGTTCATGTTCAGCTAATAGCGAACGCAGGAAGTTAACAACTGCTTCTACGCTTAGTATGGTGAAATCAACGCCTCTACGCTCATCTTCAGTCAGAGTAGACATATCAATCTTCTTAGCTTCTTCATGGTGTATCATGGTTTGTGCGAGCAAGGGTTCAATTGTTACCCAGGTTATTCCATCTGGTGCAGAGTGCATCATATATGGCGCTAGGGTGGTGTTATTCTTATTGGTCATTTGTTTCTCCAGTAGGTTATTTGGTATTGTTCAATATTGGTCGTGATATACGGCGCAAAATGAAGGTCAGGTAAAATTTTAGGTACGGTATATGGTCTATCCAGCATGGGTAAT